CTTAGCCGCTTCTTTTACTGTCTTTTTCTTTTTCTCATCATACTCAATGTCTTTGGTAACTTTCTTGCCAGCCTTTTCAGCTTTGTTATCATCTTTACCTTTATGTTTCATATCGTATTCTAAGTCTTTGGTAACTTTCTTACCTGCTTTTTCAGCTTTATCATCAGCTTTAGTGCGCTTGCCTTCGCCAATTGGGCTCATCAAACTATCGTTTGGCGGCATATCAGCTTCTTTAATCTTCTTTAGTTGTGCGCCAGCAATACGTTTTGCGGCTTCAACACCATACTTAGGTGTTAGTTTACGAACTAACGCATCAAAGCCTGTAGTAGCATTGTTGTGCTTACCAATATCTTCTTCGTGCATTTGATTTGGCATCAAAGTCATTTCACCTTTGCCAATAGATTGTTTAATCTGTTGTGCTAGTTGTGGGTTATCAACTGTACCTAATGTTTTATTACCTTGAGCAATAACTTGTGTTTGCTTTTGTGGTTGACCAGCTACTTGTTGTTGCTGTTGCTGACCAGGAGGTGTCATTTGTCCAGGTTGTTTAGGCATTTGATTTGCTGGTTTGATTTGAATCTGTTCAGCTTCAGCTAACATTTCCTGATCGATGGCATCAAAGTATTCTTTTAAACTATGCTTAGTTGTTTTCTTTTTGTCATGCTTAGGTAACTTAACATCTTTACCTTTAGTTACGCCAAATGCACTGAAGTCATACTTCTTATCTTCACCACTAGATTGTGTAGCTTTCTTAGGGCGGCCTTTGCCTCTTTTTTCTGTAGAAGCGGCTTTAACTTTATTGCCCTCTTCATCTTCATCGTCTTTACGACCGTAACCACCTGGTTCAGCAGTATGCTTTAATCCAGTTTTAGTTTTTGTTGTAGCTTCGTTCAACTGGTCTAGTTGTGATAATAAACTTTTGAAATCCATTTTATGTTCCTTTTATTTTGATACGCTAGCGCCAGTTGCTGGCTTGGGTGGGCGTTTAATTGTAGTCATAGGGCTCTTATCGCCCAATTGTTTGTCATCCAAATAAGGCTTGAATGGATCAAATGCATTTTTTGTTTTTTGACCTGCATAAGGAATATCAATAGTTGAACCCTTCATTTGGTCTTTGATACTGGTTAAATAACTATCGCCGTATGCTTTATTTGCTTCTTTAGCACCAGGTTGCTCACTCATTTCTTCATGTGTAAGTATTGGACTATCTTTCATTTCATTAGCATAGCCTTCAGCTTCACTATTGATACTATCATCAAAATCAGTAGTGATGACACGTACCATATTAATATTGTACCCTAGAAGTTGAGCAATTTGTTGAATCATTGGTTCAGTAGCTGGATATCTAAAATCAGCTTTAATAATAGTTACAGATTGATTTGCTAAATTAGGAAATCCATATGGATCTTTTTGTATAGGTGTGCTTGTTGGATCACTAATTCTAATAGGATCAAACTTGTTTAGATTGTACTTAAACATATCTAAGAAGTTTTTGTCAACGTCACCTGCAATCTTTATCGTGTATTTGTAACTTTTAAGACTTTCGGTTATGTATGTTTTTAGGCTTTTCATTTCTTTATTCCTGTATTATGTATTTATCATTGACTGTCTGATTTAGTTGCCAACATCTTAAGCAACTCATTACGGTCCAAACTTTTACCCTCACCGACAGGAGTATTCTCTATTTCTTCAGCTTTTCCAGCAAGTTTTTGGTCTAAGCTAGCTTTTTTCAATTGCAAATCAATCATTTTTAGCTTCTTATTTAGTTTAGCTGTTTTAGCAGTAATAGCATGACCTAACATATTGCTTGCTACACTAAAGATTTCACTACTGAATCTGCTATCAACTTGCATTCCTAGTTCGCTCAAGTCTTTAAAGCTATCCACTGCCATTTGTGCTAGTTCATCTAGCTCACTGTCACTGGCATCAAGACCCTTAACTTGGGGCAATGCATTATCAATTTTCTCTAACGCACTTAGTGCATCAGTGGTTATTTCACGTGCATTTTCTGGTATAGGAATATGCAAGCTGTCAATCTCATCTTGCGGAAGTTCAAACAATTCGTTTAATTTTTTCGTCATACAAGTATTTAGTTACTTGCTTCGCCCATTGTGGAAAAGATCATCCTCAGTTATGACTCTAAAGGTGTATCCATGATGTTTACAATAGGCCATGGCCGCTTGCCATTTAGCATGATTGATTGCTACTACCATTCTGTCTTTGGCATTGGCAACCTTACTCTCTATAAGACTTTGTTTCTTAGGCTTAATCTCAACTATCTCAGCAATATTTTTACCATACTTGTTTTGATAAACTACAAAGAAGTCTGGGATATATGTTTTTGGTTGTCCAGTAAATGGATGACGATAAGGAACACTAATAGCTTCACTTGCCCAATACAGTACATTTTTGTTATTGTCGCAGAAATTCATAAATGTAAGTTCCCAACCACTACGATATCTTGGAGTATGCTTACCTACATACTTTTGTGTGTTCTTGGGAACGAACGTACCTTGTGCAAACTTTGCCATGATTATTGCACAATATTACGTGCGACTGGTTGATTAGATTGCGGTATTGTACCTACACCATACAAACTTGTTTTAGATTTAAAACTATTCAAATAATATGCAATTATTTGATTCATTTCTAACTTATTATTAGCGCCTTGAATTTGAGCCAATAAATCTAATACAGGAATTCCGGTTTCTTGTGCTATTCTAAACAAAAATGATGTAAAATTTCCTGCAATGATTCTAGTATCGCACACGGATTTGAAATATCCGTTAACAATATCAAACTCATTACCATTAACACTCATGTTAAAAGCGTAAAAGTCATCAAATATTTTTACAGTTAAGTCTGATGCAGTGCGGTCATCGATTATTCGTGCCATATGTACTCCAATGTTTATCTATTTATTGGAGGGGGAACCACTACTCTACCATTCTGTCCCTGTGTTTGATTAGGGGTTGAGCCGTAAATTAGTGTATTGAACAATACATTTCTACCTGTATTGTTCAATGGGTTCATAAGAGCATTAGTAATACCAGTAGTAACCTCAGTTTTGATAGCCTGTTTCAAATTCATATTCTTAATGGTATTGTATGTTGCACCTGCTTTTTGAATAGCACCTAATGGATTAAAACTTGCTGGATCTAAATCTTGAATGATGCCACCGGCAGCATCTCGTAAGCCACCTTGACCTAAAATAGTTGCATTGCTACCTGGACTTGCAATAGGGCTTTTAATTCTATCATAATTATCAACAGTACCAAATCCAGCTACAATCTTATCTGGATTGTTGCCATCTAATGCACCTTGAAAATATTTGACTGTTTCATAATCAATAGTCATGGTGTTTTCCATAGTACCGTTACCTTCAGCATAACTGTAAGTATCATGTGCAAATTGAGTAATGATGGGATTTATTAGTGTGTATGCTACATAATTGTGTTGGTGAAAACCAAAAACAGTAATATTCTTAAAGAAAGGAATCTTAGTTTGACCAGTAGCCGCTTCGGTATATCCATTAACTGTATTAGATGTTTCTCCTACATAGCCCCAATCAGTATCGCCCGGTATAGATTGTGAATAAATATTTCTATTATTGTAACTACTATTGTTAGGTGAAATACTAGGATTATTAGTAGAGTTTTGATTTGTCTGTCTTCCTGAAATAGAAACAACAGGCTTACTAGAATCTTTGTAATAGTAAGTGTAATAATTATACCACATGTTACGAACTAAATTGTTATTGTCATCGTGGAGAGTTATACTGATAGGATCATATTTTAGTTTGGTTTGAACAATACGTTTACGATTGTATTGATTCATTTGATGGGTTTCAAAATTAAATGAAGGTAGTTTTACTATTTTAACTGCTAAACCAAAATTTGCACCCTGTGATAATCCTAGGCCATAAGCGGCTGGGTTAATATCAAAATACACATGAAATAAGAATTTTAGTTTTGGTGCATATGCATACGAACTAGGTCTAAAAGTTTTACTTGCGTGAGTGTAGTCACGCACGTAATCGTTGCCGAAGAATCCTCCGGCAGCGTCTGTTAATAAGTTCTGAAAAAATCCAGCCATTTAATATTCAAAAAATATTATTAGTTGTTACTACCATTAGAACCGATACCGGTTGCAACACCTGTAGAACCAGCCAATGAACGTGCAACACGACCAACAGCCGAACCTACACCAGATGCTAATGGATTATTTACTGCATTGTCAAAGCGAATTGACAATTGAATAGTAACAACTTCATTAGAACCATAGTTTAAGTTATTGTAGTTAGCACTTTGCAAGAAACAACCATAACATTCCCAAGTTTCTAAGACGATAGGAGCACTAGTACCATTACCACCATCTAAGATTTGAATGTCTGTTTGGAATTTGTAATCTTGACCAGTAGCCGCAGATGCTTGTTCAACAAAGTCCATCTGTTTCTGTAATTGTTGCCCTACTAATTTTGCAACACTACCCGAAGCATCATCTCTAATGTTAACTGTTAGAGGTTGCCATTCGTGTCTGCCTGCAAGATACATTGTAGAGTTGTAAACTGGTATTGTGATTTCTCCAAAGCTAACTGATGGGCGTGTTATGTCAATAACTTGCTTTGTCAATTGCTGGGTTGCAGTATCAACACCAAAGTTTAAAAAGTTAACTCTAAATCTGTATTGTAGTTTGGGCATTAGCAAGCCCTGATTTCCGCCGGAATTATCTCCTGCTACGGTCATGTTGAATAATGATTGTGAGGCTATTGCCATTTTTTTCTCCTGTTATTAATATTTATCTTTGCAAATAGATAGCCCTTTCGGGCTATCTTATTTCTTATTGACCACCTAGTTCACCTGTGTTCAAAATACGAACCGGGATGTAGATGAATTCAGCTGCCTTAACAGGTTCAACTGCAACGTCAATCCAAAGTTCATTTCTATCGATACGAGCCGGTGTGTTATTTGATTCATCACACACTACCAAGTAATCATACAGACCGCGTTTAGCAACTAAGTCAACCATCAATGTTTCTACAACACCTGCGATTTGACCACGTGTCAACTGATCGTTCGGTTCGAACACGAATGGACGTGCTGCCAATGTTAATTGTCTACGAATGTAAGCAATTAGTCGTGCAACGTTAGTTCTATCTAATGCACTTGAACTATTGAAGCTGGTCTTATTACCATAGTTCAATAATCCAACACCAGTGAAGAATACTAATGGGTTAATCTGATTGATGTACAATACATCACGAATTCCCAAACGAGTCTTAATAGAAATAAACTCACCTGTTGTGCTATCAACATAACCAATGCTCAATGCATTGTCAATTGTACCTCTACGTGTACCTGCCGCCGCCAACCAAGGATAAGCAATAGTATCATTGCGCAAGAATGTACGTAACATCATGTATGACGCTGGTACTGCAACTTGATTACCTGCTAAGTCTGTTGCCAATCCGCTTGGATAGAATAGACCCATGTAAGTACTGCGTGATACTAAACCTTCTTCACCTGTGCTAGAAGCACCTGCTTCGTTATTAGCCCAAGCTTGAATATCAGTAGCACTATCAGCTAAACGCATTGGTGTATCACCTAAGATGTAAGCTGTTTCACCACGATCACTATTCAATGCAATCATACCTGGTTGCAATTCTGGATAATTAGGTGTAGCAATCAAGTTGAAGAAGTTATCTTCATCACGTATTGCTGTGTTAGTAGCAATTGCCGCATTCAATGATTGAACAACCATAGCACGTTGTGCCTTACGACCCATGTAAGGAGCACCATTTGTCATGTTACCACTTACTGTTACCCATGCATCTGTTTCTGTTGGTAATGTTTCACCAGGGAAACTTGTATTATTGAAGTAATCTGTTCTGAATTGTTTTACGTTGTAACCTGAGCGGCGTGTGTTGAATAACAACATACCAGATGGGTACAATGTTGGATCCGGAGCATCTAAATCTAAGTAGCTACTATCTAGTAAACTTGCAATTGTTGGGATAGGATCATCCGTAACACTTGTTGTACCGTTAGTTGCCCAACGTGCGTCAGCAAATACTACACCAGTAGAACTTGTCTGATCGGTATTGTCAATTAGAACCCACTGATCTGTTCCGTCAACTGCTTCCCAACGATTGATTACTGGATAATTTTCCAAATCACTTGTATCAATCCAAATATCACCATAAACTAATGCAGTGTCATCACTTTGTGTAGTAGGAGCTGTGGCTGATATTAATGGACCAGCCGGATCAGTTTCGTTTGTACCACTTGGTAGCGGGAAACCTTCATTATCATAATCACGTAGACCATAACCATACCATGCGCTGTTGTAATTAACCATAATATCAACTTGGTCAACTACAGAATAGAACCAATTTGTATCATTAACTGGTGCAACTGCAGGCTCACCTTCGTTTGCAGTGTATA